CAACTTGGTACTACTGGTGATCCATACAAAATGGAACATTTCGGACCACTCTTAACAGAAGCACAACCACTACTTAATTACGAAACTGGTTTGATAACAAATTGGAACCATGTTCCACACTGCATTGTTCACCAATACGATAGAGTACCAAAATGGAAAGAATTGGTTATTGAGAAATTTGGCCAAGAGGATCCAAATTCATTTTTTACTTACAGGACTGCATAATGAACGATACTATTACATTCAATACTGAAACACAACTTTATACAAGACCAACACCAAACTTTAAATGTTCTGGTTATGGCCTTGGTGCCATGATTGCACAAATCACCAAACCTTCAGTTTTAGAAATTGGTTGTGACATTGGAGATACTACACAATTTTTATTGGACAGTAATCCTGAATGTTATCTGATTGGTGTTGATCCTTATGAGAATTATGTTGACTGGAATGGCAACAATCTAAATGAACGTGAAGCCGTTTATGAAAGATTTATGAATCGACTTAAAGGTTATTCAAATAGATTTAATTTGATTCGTAAATATTCCGATGACGCAGCAGTCACATCAGCACTTCCAGATTTTGATGTAGTGTTCATTGATGGATTGCACACTTACGAACAATTGACTAAAGATTGTGCAAACTTTTATCATCTAGTTAAACCAGGTGGTATATTTGCGGGCCACGATTTTACTGCTATTGAGGGTGTGAACCGTGCAGCCAAAGAATTTGCTTTATCTGTCGGTAAGGAAATTCTTACAACCGAATCTGATGTTTGGTACTGGATCAAATGAGGGGCGCAATAGTATTATCTGGTCAATACAGGTCCTTTGATAAGACTTGGGAGAAAATTAAATCTTTTATTGACTACAATCAATTAGATGTTTATTGCCACCTATGGGAAGATGTTAGTGAAAAGGAAACTGAACGACAATACTTTTCAATAAGTGATAAACTCAGTCCTGTAAAGATAATTCAACAGAAACAAAATATCACACAATTTCTTCCTTTAGAAAAACGTATTCTGTTTGCAAATCGTAAACCTTTATCTATTGATAAGATTGCACAGAACGCAGCAATGAATTATAGCCGTAAACGGGCATTTGATTTGATTGATGAAGATTATGACACGATAGTTTACTGTCGTTACGATTTAGATATTGAAACCTTTGGTTGTATGGATGTACCTCATTTGGTTACACCATTCAACGAATCTTATAATCTTGTATCTGATATCTTTGCAATCATGCCACATAAAGATGCAAAACACTATTTCATTTATGACAATTACGAGAAATTACATTCAACACAATTTGAACCTGAATTTGTTGAGTGGTTGAGAAACGAAAAGAAATATCCAGAAGGTGATATAAAGATTCATATGGAACAAAGATACTGTCCACACATGATGTTACTAAGAAATTTGGTAATGAACAAGGTTGCGTTTTCGATTGATGACATTCCAGTGAGTATACACAGATGAAAATTGCATTATGTTTTTCTGGCCAATGTAGGTCATTTGCTGAAGGTTTTGAATACTACAAACGTAATCTACTAGATCACTATGACGTAGATGTGTATATTCACAGCTGGAAATACGAAGAAGAACGCAAACTTCTTGAGTTATACAAACCTGTTGGCTATGCTTTTGAAGTTCCACCATTGGGTGATTTCGATAAACATTACACCAATACACCAAATGCGGAAAAGTATCCACCAAGGTTCACGTATAGAATGTTCTATTCGATGTATCAATGCAACAAACTTATTTTTAGTGATTATGATTGGGTGATTAGAACTCGCACAGATTATGCTTTGAACAGGTTTATACCATTCGAAACATTAGATAACACAAAGTTGTATATACCCAATTGTCGTATGGTGCCTGAACGTGACTTTGGCAATGACCAGTTTGCTTTTGGTTCACAGGAAACAATGAATAAGTATATGTCCACATATGAGAATATAGACAAATACTATGATGCAGGAAATCAATTCATTGGTGAAGATTTAATGAGAGCCAATTTACACGAACACAACCTACACGGTGAAAACTTGGTGTACGTTAATATGAATAATCCATTTCCACCAGGTGCTCACAATGGAACATGGCATTCATTGATTCGTGATGATTATGAAAAATGGTCAAAGTCGTAAAGGAACTTACTGGACATTCCGGCAGCACAATCCATTTATTGGAAGATAAACGTGGATTGTTTGTAAGGAAAGTTAACAACGTTGAAAGAAATGTTGAAAGATTAACTGCACTTTATGCTGCTGGTTATCCTGTTCCAAAAATATATAATTGGCAAGATAATTGTTTAGACATGGAATATATTCATGGACTGGATATGAAAACTTATCTGATTCATAATGGAATACATTCACTTGTCGATTTTATAAACAAGACAATCACATCCTTCTATAAACATTCTAAGGATAAAGATTACACGGATATATATTTACGTAAATTGAGTTGGCTGGAACCTGACAGTGGTTTACCATTCACTAAAGAAGAACTGATTGATAGATTGCCTAAGATTTTACCATGTTCGATGTATCATGGTGATATGACTTTGGAGAATATACTTTATACCGATACCGGATTCAATATGATTGATCCTGTGACTGTTGAATATGATTCATACGTTTTTGATATATCCAAGATGCGCCAGGACTTGGAATGCAAGTGGTTCTTACGCAATGAAGGTGTTCGCTTAGACACCAAACTACAAAACATCCAGGACAATTTAAAAGAATTATACCCAAATGCATTTGATGATTCACTTTTAATATTAATGTTATTAAGAGTGTATCTACATACTACTAAGGGTGATGCAAATTATAATTTCATTATGAAAGAGATTAACAGACTATGGTTAAAATGCACGTAATTGTACCTGCAGCAGGATTATCAACAAGGTTTCCGGATATGAAACCGAAATACCTGTTGTATGATTATAAACATGAACTCATGCTGGCCAATGCCATCAAACCTTTTTTGAGGTTGAATCTACCCATTACTATTGGTATTCTCAAAGAGCATGATGAGAAATACAATGCAATAGAATTTCTGAAACATGAATTTGGTGATTCAGTTAATGTTGTGGTGTTGGATGAACCAACTAAAGGTCCCGCTGACACCGTATATCAGATAATCGAAAAACTTGGCCTATTCAGTGAAGAAATCTTTATCAAAGACTGTGATAGTTTCTTTGAACATGAAATTGAATCTGGTAACTACGTATGTGTATCAAAGATATCTCAACATGAAGTATTGAAGAAGTTATCTTCCAAAAGTTTTACAGTTTCTAACAATCAAGGTATTATAACCGACATAGTTGAGAAAGAAGTTGTATCTGATACATTCTGCGTTGGTGGTTATAAGTTTTCTTCTGCACTGATGTATAAATCAGCATTTAAACGTATTACAAGTAAACGTGAAGTGTTTGTATCTGATATAATTGGAATGTGTATAAGTGACTTACAAATTTTCAACGAGAAACAAGTTATAGATTATATTGATGTGGGTACTGCACAAGATTGGTTTGAGTACAATGATAAACCAGTCGTTTTTTGTGATATTGATGGTACAATTATTGAAGCACAAAGCCGAGTTGGAGTTAAATCTTACGATAAAGAACCAGTACCACTCAAAAAGAATGTGGCAAAATTGTTGGCATTACAAGACAAAGGTGCTCAATTTGTATTCACAACATCCAGAGAGAATGGATATAATTCTAAAACAAGAGACATATTATATGGTTTAGGATTCAAGAGTTTTGAATTAATTTCTGGATTACAGAACTCTAGACGCATATTGATTAATGATTTTAATAATGCAAACCCTTATCCTAGAGCTGAAGCAATTAATATTTTCCGTGATGACGATACCTTGGACCGATACTTATGATACCAAATACAAACCTTTTTATTGTTACTTCTGCACTTAAACCTGCAATTGGTGCTTTCACTGATGATGATAGGTTTGCACAAACAATTGCAAGCTTAAAATCAATCAGACAAAAAGTACCCAATGTGATGATTATATTCTCTGACGTTTCTGTTAGACCAATTAGTGAATTGGAACGAGAAACAATTACTGGCATGGTCAATTTGTATATTGATATGAGTGGTGAACCAAATGTAAAACGGTGTTCAGAAAATGGTATGAAAAGTCATGCAGAAAATCTATTACTATTCAATACATTATCAGCCATGAAATACGAACCACGAATCACCAAGATGTTAAGTGATGTGAAACGTATATTCAAGTTTTCTGCAAGGTCTGAACTTGAAGATTCTTTTGATATTACTGAATATGATAATCTTTTTGGTAAATTTGTATTTAAGAAAAGAATCCCAACCTGGATGACACCAATTAGGGATGATGCTACTGATTTATTAATTACTAGAATGTTTTCCTTCTGTCCGTCATTAATTGATACATACTTGGGAGTAATCCACAAGAATCTGGCGGATTGTGATACTGGTTTGGATACTGAACATGCTCACTTCAAAAACATACCAAAAGAGTATCTGACCGAGTTTGATACCATAAAATGTTGGGGTTGGCTGGCCGGAAACGGTGAAATCGAACATTATTGAGTACTATATATTGGACCGAACAATTGACAATTTTGTTGGTCTGTGATATAATCCGTTATAAATAAACCTACAGGCAACCAAAGTGTGTTGCATTTCAAGAGGTATAATACATGTTAACATTCCAATCCTTTCTAAAGGAAGAAGCCGAAGGCGCCGAACTCAAGCATATTCATCATGCAGAGGATCGTCCTTTGATGCACGGCCACGCTGGTTTCGAACACGCTCATGCAGCACTAATGAAGGCTCATGGTCACATGAAAGCCGGTGCAAATACCAGTGACCTAACAATGAAGTATGATGGTTCTCCATCTTTAGTCTTTGGCCATCATCCAAAAAATGGTAAGTTCTTTGTTGCAACTAAGTCGGCATTCAACAAGAATCCTAAGATTAATCACACGGAAGCAGACATTGACAAGAACCACGGACACGCACCTGGTCTTGCAAAAACACTTAAACATGCACTCAAACATCTACCGAAAGTATCACCAAAACATGGTGTTTACCAAGGTGACTTGATGCACCATGCAGACACTAAAAACCTACATGAAGAATTTATTGTTGAAGCCAAAGACAGTAAAGTGTCTTTTACACCAAACACAATCACTTATACTCCTAAGAGTAAAGAAGATGCCGATAAGGTTAAAAAGTCAAAAGTTGGTATTGTGGTTCATCAAAAATACAGTGATGACATGAAAAGTGCTTCACCTCATGTTGACCACCACAATTTCAAACAACATTCTGATGTTCACCTGCACGGTGCGGAACATGACACCAGCAAAGTTAAACATTCACCTGAGAATGAACACACTTTCCAAAAACACATGGCTGCAGCCAAAGATATCCACGATACACATGGCCACAAAATGTATGATGCAGTTCACCACAAACACGGTGGAGAAACTGGTCATCTATCTACATACATTAACAAAACAGTTAGACATGATGAAGTGCCTTCTGTTAAAGGTTTCAAAGATCACTTGAGTAATGAACATGAAAAGCAAGCAGCTAAAGTGAAAACTGAAAAGTCAAAGGCTGAAAAGACTGGTGAAGGTAAGTCACAAATTGCTCATGTGGATAAACACAAAGCACATTATGGTAATTTGTTTAGTATGCACCACCACTTACATCAAGCCAAAAATGCTTTGGTAAATTCTTTGGAAACACACGAAGGACGTTACCAACACCACATTGAAGGTAAGAAATCTAAACCAGAAGGTTTCGTTGTACACCACGATAATCAACCAACAAAATTGGTTAACCGTGCAGAATTTGCTAAACAGAATTTGTTAAAAGTACGTAAATGAAATCATTTTTAGAGTTAGTTGAAGAACAGAAACAAAGTGAACACCATCATGTGATGACGTTTGGCCGGATGAATCCGCCTACAACAGGTCACTTGAAGTTGATTGATAAAGTAAAAGAGATTGCAAAGAAACACAATGCAACTCATTCTGTTGTTACATCACATTCACAAGACAGCAAGAAGAATCCTTTATCAGCTGTACAGAAGGTTAAGCATCTGAAAAGATACTCTCCAGGAACAAACTTCCATGCTTCATCCAAAGATCATCCAACATTCTTACATCACGCAGCAGAACTACACAAGAAAGGTGTAACTCACCTGCACATGGTAGTTGGTTCTGACCGTACTGATGAAATGAAGAAGAAGTTGCACGCCTATAATGGTACACACAAAACTTCATTGTACAATTTCAAAAAGATTAATGTACATTCTGCTGGACACCGTGATCCGGATGCAGAAGGTACAACAGGTATGTCAGGCACTAAGATGCGTGAACATGCCAAGAATAAAGACATAGGAAAGTTCAAACAAGGCGTTCCATCTCATGTTTCAGATAGTCATACAAAAGAATTGATGCATGATACACGCAAAGGTATGGGACTACACGAATCTACACACTATGGTCTATTCAAAGCAATCTTTGTAACTGGTGGACCAGGTTCAGGCAAAGATGTAGTTATACGTGAGTCTATTCCACATGACGGTGCCGTGGAAATTAACTCAGTACAAGCTTTCGACTACTTAATGGACAAACAAAAACTGTCTGAGAAAACTAATGATTTCCGCCGTGAAGCAATTCGTAATAGAAGCACACTAATTATCAATGGTCCTGCGGATGACCACACTAGAATCATCACAATTAAAGAAGAACTGGAAGAACTTGGTTACGACACAACAATGATATTTGTTGACACAACCAATGAAGCCAGTAAACAGAGAAATGAACGTTTGACTAAAATGATTTCCGAGTCTGTAAGAAATGACAAATGGAAATTGGCTCAAGCTTCTAAAGAACCTTATCGTCAGAATTTCGAAAATTTTATAAACTTTGATAACAGTACATCTTTTGAAGAAATTGAAGAAGATATTACTGAGACCTACAAAGAAATAAATACATTCATTGAGAGCAGAAATTACAATGAAATTGCGTTCTCTTGGTTGGAAAGTCGTGGTAAAATTGCCATTGGCGACTCTGTTAAATCATTATTTAAGGAAGATGAAAATGTTAAGAAAAATTCTAGGTTTTTTGAAAATTACAAAGCCAAACGCACCAGTTCAACAAGTTCCAGAGATCCAAAACTCTCTGCCGCAGGTGGACCAAAAGCCGATGGAACAGGAGACATTACCCCAGACAATCGTGCAGGAGACTCCAACGCCGACAACATCAAGTGGGACGCTCCAAAGCAACGAGGCAGTTACATCTTCCGAACCTATAGTGAAGAAAAAACCGGCAGCCCGCACATCCAAGTCTTCCCTCAGCCCAAAGAAAACAACTTCAGCCAAGACAAAGAAAAAATAAAATCTAAGAAAAATAGATTTACCGATTTACAGACCGTTAGTCAGAGAATGAGGAACGTGTCTGGAGTCGGTCCAGAATTTGATACACGCCAACAGGGAACAGTATACCCAATGTCTGGATTAGGCGATGTGACATACAGAGAATCTTATAATGATCCATCAGACTCAGAAATGGGAGTTGGTGGAACATTGGGTGGTGCAACTAATAAAGAGCCGATGGAAAATCCAAAAGATAAAATGGGTTTTGTATACAAAAAAATTAAAAACGGAGCTAAGAAATGATTAATCTAAAGAAACACGACAATGTTGCTGATGCAGTACAAGAAGTCCTTGAAGGTAAACTTCATCCAAATCAACAGAAGTTGGATGTGCATGAGCCAGAAAAAGATGAATTGACTGCTGATGACTTCAAGAAGCTTCGTGCTAAAAAAGATGAAGTTAAAAAAGAAGAAGTGAAAGACGAATATGCTCGTAAGGTCGACAAATATTTAAAAAAGAAACACAACAAAGAAGAAGTTGAACAGATTGATGAATTGTCCACAGGAACATTGAATTCTTATGTAAACAAGGCTCGTAACCAAGTGAGAGCAAGTCCTGGAGCACAACCTAACAGTGACCATTTACCTACAGATCCTAAAATAGCAAACCGGGCCCGTGGTGCAGTTAAGGCTGATAATCGCTTAAATGGTTTTGGACCTGTTAAAAAAGAAGAAGTTGAACAGATTGATGAATTAAAAAAATCAACTTTGGCTTCTTATGCAAAAAAAGCAACAGACGATGCAACGTATCATTCTTTTTCTGCTGGAACAAGATCCTCAAAAGATCCAGAAAGATTGAAAGATGATGAAAAAGCAATGAAAAGACAGTCTGGTGTTAATAAGGCTGTTGACCGTTTAGCTAAAGAAGAAACTGGAGAGAAAAAAATGAAAACACTCAATCAATTTAGAGAAGGTTTTAAAGAAATGTTGGCTGACGTTAAGAAACGTTCAGAACCACAACCTAATGGTGGTTCGGGTATTAAACAAGGTTCACGTTATGGTGGTGGAAAACAAAAATCTACACCTGACCAAGAAGCAGAAAAAAACGAAAAAAAAAAGTAAGTGAAGGTAAGCATCCAGAGGGAGATTCAGTACCTTTTGTAACTGATATGAATGTCCCACTGGATAATGCAAAAGAAACGGCTAGAATATCTTTGAAGAAAATAAGAACTGATATGGCAGGCAAAACAACTGGTTCAAAATAGGACAAAAAATGAGTAAGGCACAAACTTTAAAATCGGTCATCAAGAAAGGTCCAGGTGAAAAACCTTCATTTGGTACTGATCCTAATGATCCGTGGTCCGCAAAGGCCAACATTGCAGAAGATGCTGTATTGAATACCTTTCTCAAATCTAGAGGCCTCAATCCAGAATTTGCATCCAAAAATCAAAAGGTTTCACATTCCAAATCAGGAGAATTTCTGAAATGGAAAAAAGACCATATGTACGAAGCTAAAGAAGCAGAATATGGTGCAGATTATCAGGATATGGTCAAACGTGTTGGTGAAAAGGCCAAACAAGGACCAATGAAAACTGTATGGGTTGCAGACACTTATGGCAAAGGCGGCCGTTATAAGGTTGTTCCTAAAAACGACAAACCAGTCAAGCAAGGCATGGCGGAAGGCACGGCCGCAGATGGATCTGTTAACTATACACTAGGTCACACCCCCGACCCTAAACATGTTTATAGTATTCACAGAGACGGTGAAAAAGAAGGAACATATCACAGTGTGGCCCAAGCCCGAGAGATCATGGGTAATATGAAGCGAACTAGTCCCAACCGTGAATACAAAATCAAGCGCAGTCCAAGAAGCAAGATGGCTGGACCAAAAGGACAACTTCCAGAGCATAAAGAAGTCAAGGAAAACATGGATGCAATGGCGGCTTGCGCTCAACCTGGTGACGGTGCAAATAGTCCTGATGATGTTGTGCCTACTGATAAGAACAAGAAATTAATTCAAATGTCCAAGTCTGCACGTATCATTAAAGATATCTACAAACGTAAAGGCATGAAGGAAGAAATTTACGACCACGAAAAAGAAGATAAATCTGTTGCGACTTATGGAAAGAAACCGAAGTTGCAAGAACCTAAGGAAAATTCTACCAAGGAAGACCCTCAGGCCGCAGCAATTATGACAGGTGGAACAACATTATCTGGACAAGCAAGAGATACGATAGAAATCGACCCTATGCTGAAAATGCGTAGACCAGACCAGAATCAACAGAAGTATAAATAGTAACATAACCCTCGGTTAAAAGGAGAATAAAATGTCATCTTGGGGAAATAACGATAACGCAGCTAACGCACCATATTGGGCTGTTGAGACAGTAGTTTCAACAAATGCACCAGCCGCATCCGCACCAACAGCAGCAAACGTTGCATTGTTGTATGGTAACACACAATTTCAGGCATATACACAAGGTATGACTGTTGGATTGTTTATGGTAGATTCCACAGAAACCACTGCTGGTGGTGACAATGTAGTAGATATCTCATTGTCAAATCAAGGTGCTGGATATGTTGAAGCACCTAGTGTTACTATTGCTTCAAGCGCTGGTGCATATAGTGCCAGTGCAACTGCCCAAATCGCTGGTGGAAAAATCAGTAACATTGTGGTTGCAAATACTGGTGTTGGTTACACATCTACTCCAGCAGTTACACTTCAAGTACCTGTTATCACTGTTCCTACAGCGGCAGTCATTGCAGCTAACGATACAATTATGTACACTGGCCATGGTCAAGCAAATGCTGCTGCGGTTGTGTTTAATTGGGGTGGTTCTGCAAACATCACTGGTTTGTTAAATGGTACAACTTATTTTGTTGCTCCAGTTGATGCAAATAGATTTAAATTGTCAACTTCTGCTGCGAATGCTGCAAATAACAGTACAATCGATTTGACTTCAACCGGCGAAACTGGTCAATACTTGACAATCGTTGATGGTGTACGTGCTACTGCTATTGCAAGCCGTGGATTGAGTCAATCACAAGGTGGTGCAGAACACGCAACACATATTGGTTGGAACATAAAAACAGTTGGATCCGGCGGCCGTGCAGGACGTGTTCAGTTTGAAACTCTTGTTGCCTTGGCTAATCCAATTGGTGACGGTTCAGACGATATTACTTTACCTGACGCTTAATTAACAAGGGGGTTAACTACCCCCTTTTCAATATGTTTCAAAATTTGAATGAAGATAATTTTATGTTGTACGCAATGAAGTGCTACACATCACCGCATTGTATTATGTCTGAATTTGATGGAGATATCAAAAGAACGAAGTACCTGAAAAGATTGTTTCGTAGATATAAAATAACGAAATCTCTTAAAGAACGTTTGATAATAAATCACATTATTTTATTGAATAATGTTTTTGGAACAGAAGCTACCGCAAGAATATTATTTTATAAAACAGATGAACGTGATTATGATATACTGAAAACATTTTTGAGTTATTTGGATATTATGCCAGATTTTGTTTATGGTATAAATGGTAAAACTATATTATCCTCGGAGATACCTTTAGATATAAACGTTTTAGAAATATTAAGAAGAATATGAAGAAATTTATCGAATACACAAATCAAGATGAATCCATCAATGTTCAGACTAGAAAAAAAACAAATGAAGAAGCCATGTCAGCTGCACCAACAAATGTTGTTGGTTCTGGTGCAATTGCCGGATCAGGTGGTACAGGCGGAGAACCTGGTGTTTCTAAGAAAAGAACTCCAGTAATGTCATTTCTGAAACGCAAACAACCAAAGATGTAACATGTGGTTATTGAAGTTTCTTCCTGACTGGATATTCTACGCACTAGTTCTTTGGAGTGGTTTTGGACTAGTTATAAGTAAATTCGTTCCAGATATGTACAGAACAATTGTTAGATTGGCCTTAGTGGCTCTCCTTCTGTTTGGTGTGTACATGGTTGGTGGTATTTCAAACGAACAAGTTTGGCGTGAACGTGTTGCTGAGATGGAAGCAAAAGTTGCAAAGGCTGAAAAAGAATCTGTAGAACAGTCAGCCAAAATTACACAGAAGGTCATTGTCAAACAACAGTTGATTAGAGAACGTGGTGCAGACATTGTAACATATGTTGATAGAGAAGTTGTTAAATATGATACAACTTGTGTAATACCAAAAGAATTTGTCATTGCACACAACAAAGCAGCGGAGCAACCAAAATGAAGAAGTTTAAAGAATTTTCAGAATCATTAAGAACAGACAATCCGTGCTGGGTTGGTTACAAACCTGTTGGAACAAAAAAGAAGAATGGTAATACTGTACCTAATTGTGTACCGGAAGAAGTTGAATTAGGTGAAAATCATATTGCTATTGCCATGGGTAAAGAAATGGATGATGAAGGCAGTATGATTATGAATCAACTGAATCAAATGCAACGTTCTATTGATATGATGCGTGAAGTAGTTAAAGATCCAAAAATGCAGGTTCCTGCTTGGGTTCAATCCAAAGTAACATTAGCTGCCGATTATATTGAAACCTCTGCTGGTTACATGTCTAGTAAAAATGAAGAAGTTGAGATAGATGAGACTGCTGCATGGACACGCAAGGAAGGTAAGAATCCTGAAGGCGGTTTAAACCGTAAAGGAATTGCCTCATATCGTGCAGCAAATCCTGGATCAAAGTTATCAATGGCTGTTACAACCAAACCATCAAAACTTGATCCAGATTCCAAAGCAGCAAAACGTAGAAAATCATTTTGTGCTAGAATGGGCGGCATGGACGGACCTATGAAGAAACCAAACGGTGAACCATCACGTAAAGCTCTCGCTTTGAGAAAATGGAATTGCTAAATGAAATATACAATACTGATTGCACTACTACTTTCTGGTTGTTCAACAGTAGTACCTGTTAAGGTCAAATTCCCAGAAGTTCCACCACATCTACTTGTTAAATGTCCACAACTGACTAAGTTGGGAGATGAAGCTAAGTTGAGTGATGTTGCAAAAACTGTAACGGTTAACTACTCCACATATTATGATTGTGCTGTGAAGAATGATGCATTTATTGAATGGTATCAAATACAAAAAATAATATTCGAGGGTGTGAAATAATGGAATTGACATTAGAACAATTAAAAGAATTACTTCCAAAAAATCCATACGTTGAACACTGGCATCATGCATTGTCTCAATTGTTGCCGGATTATGAGATAAACACTGCCGAACGCATTGCAGCTTTCATAGCACAATGTTCACATGAGTCTGGTGGATTCACGGCACTAAAAGAAAACTTAAACTACAAGCCAGCAACACTACGTAAATTGTTTGGAAAGTATTTTCCAACAGATGAACTCGCAAGTGCATATTGTTCTATGCCTAATAAACAAGCAGCGATTGCTAATCGTGTGTATGCTAATCGTATGGGCAACGGCGATGAACAATCTGGAGATGGTTATAAGTATTGCGGCCGTGGACTCATTCAGTTGACTGGTAAAGACAACTATTCACGTTTTGCTGAATCGTTAGAAATTTCCGTAGAAGAAGCATCAGAATACTTAGCAACCTTTGAAGGTGCTGCACAATCTGCTTGTTGGTTTTGGGAAGTAAATAATTTGAATCAGTGGGCTGATAAAGGTGATATACTTACATTGACGAAAAGAATCAATGGTGGAACAATCGGACTCGAAGACCGTATTAAACATTATGAACACGCATTACATGTTTTAGGAGTTTAATATGGCTGAAGAAGTTAAAAAAGACGAAGATTGGATGCAAAAAAAGTGGCGCCCAGCTATGGGTTGGATGTACATGATTGTTTGTATGTTGGACATGGCCATATTTCCCGTATTGTGGAGTGTGTTACAAGTATTAACTAAACAACCCATCACTCAATGGAATCCTTTGACACTACAAGGTGCAGGTTTGTTCCATTTGGCCATGGGTGCTGTACTTGGTATTGCTGCGTTTGGTCGTACACAAGAAAAGATTGCTGGTGCTGACAAAGGCACTGTAGTTCCCACAACAATAAATACACCTATTGCATCCGTAACTCCTGTTGCTACTCCATCCGTGGTTTCTGCGCCAGTTGTGTTAGCTGCACCACCTACTCAAGTATTAACCGGTTACGGTGGTAAAACTATGCCACCACCTGCACCACAACCTGAAATTTAATGGAGTTATCGAATGAAAAATTTATTCTACGCTATTTGTCTGATTGCCGGTTTCACATTTCCAGCATTCAATAATAATGTTTTTGCTGCTGAAGTAAAAGAAGTATGTAAAGATAAAGTTGATAAGGCCGGTAAACCGGTTATGAAAGCTGGTAAAGTTGTACAAGAATGTAAAAAAATTAAAGTACATAAAAAACTTGAAGGCACAGCAGTTCCTGTAAAGAAATAAAATGGCTACTGATGACATTATCGATATGAAGGTGGACGTTGGCGTTTTGAAAACCCAAGTTCAGACAATTACACAATTGTGTAATAAGATGGATAATGTCATAGATAGATTGATGACAAGTCAAGATCAATTAGTTAATCAAATTTATAACGACATGGACAAGAGAAAACAAGATACCATAACCGATATTAAGGATTTACATTCCCGAATAACGACAACAGATCGTAATCTATCGGATAAAATTGAATTAACCGAACGCCGTATTATGCAAGAAATAAAATCATTGCGTAATGATATTTCTGAACACAATAAAAAAGAAGATTCGGAACTCCAAAAAATCCTGGAATGGAAATGGACAGCAGCTGGTGGCATTCTTGTGCTTGCATGGTTGCTTTCTCACGTTAATTTTGATATACTGTCTAAACTAATGTAAAACCCTTTCTATTTTGTTATGTCCGTATTCATTGACCGCACCTTCTTATTGAGGGTGTCTCCCAAGCTCCAAAGATTCACACAGAAAAAGACGGACCTGTTCAACTTCAGGTGTCCTCTCTGTGGCGACTCAACCAAAAACAAAACCAAATGCCGTGGTTATGTTTTCCGCAAAAAGAACGATTACTTCTATATGTGTCACAACTGTGGTGCATCAACATCGTTTTACAATTTCCTAGAAAAAGTGGATCCCAATCTAGTCAAAGAATATGCACTAGAACGGTATAAAAATGGTGATGATGGTAAAAGTAATTATGCCAAACCCACAATGGAAGAATTTAAAACGGAAACACCCAAATTCAAAAAGAAATTGGAAATTCCTTCTATTGAATCATTACCAGAAGAACATTACGCCAAGGTTTATGTTCAATCACGAAATATACCAAAAGATTTTCATAGTGACTTGTATTATGCCGCAGATTTCAAAAAGTTTGTAGATGCATTGGGTATAGAAAATGATGGTCTTAGAGAAGATGATCCACGACTGGTAATTCCTTTCTATGATGAAGAAAAGAATCTTGTGGCCTTCCAAGGTCGTGCATTGGGTGAATCTAAACTTAGATACATTACACTAAAGACAAACGATGACAATCAGAAGTTATTTGGCGTTGATAGGATCGACCTGGACGAAATGATTTATGTCGTGGAAGGTCCTATTGACTCCATGTTTCTAATCAACGCCGTGGCTACTGCGGATGCAAATTTAGTATCAGCAGCAAAGCATTATGACAAGACCAAAATTGTATTGGTGTATGATAATGAACCACGGAATAAAGAACTACATAAGCAGATGGAGAAGGCTATTGAAGATCACTACAATGTGGTAATTTGGCCTGAAATGATTGTTGAGAAAGATGTTAATGAGATGGTACTAAATGGTTTCTCACCAGATGAAATTCAAGATATCATAAGTAAGAATACCTTTGTAAATCTCAGAGCTAAGATGGAATTTATTAACTGGAAAAAGACATAAACTGGAGATTTTGTTATGCAAGTAAAATTGATATCGTACACACAAGGCGCAGACGGAAAGAATTTGTTGGATCAGGTTGCATATGCAGCCAGAGTCTCAAATCCTACCAATCAAAATAATACCGAGACTTCCGAAAAGTTGGTTCGGTATCTTATCAAAAACCAGCATTGGTCACCACTAGAAATGGTCGGCGTCTGTCTGGAGATAGAAACAACAAGAGATATTGCAAGACAAATTTTGCGTCACCGTTCCTTTTCATTTCAGGAATTTAGTCAGCGTTATGCTGATGCATCACAACTTGGTTTTGAAGTTCGTGAATGTCGTTTACAGGATACAAAGAATAGACAGAATAGTATTGAGACTGATGATGAAAAATTATCCGAAACTTGGCGCCAACGGCAAAATCAGGTCATGGATGAAATTTTAGATACGTATCAGTGGGCTTTAGATAATGGTATTGCTAAAGAACAGGCGAGAGCAGTATTGCCTGAAGGTATGACAGGTTCACGTTTGTATATGCATGGAACGTTGCGTAGTTGGGTACACTATATACAACTCCGTAGCGCAAATGGTACACAAAAAGAACACCAAGAAGTTGCTTTAGCTTGCGCTGCGGCAATTTATCCTATTTTCCCAATGATTAAGGAATATATCAATGAATAGCAATAATGACGTTTTAACTTTCATGAATGCTTGTGACCAAACAAAAAGAGATTTTGGTCCGCAATCTGAGTTGTATGTTGATTTAATTGTGGAGGAATTTAGAGAATTGGTTACAGCTTATGGTAACAGAGATAGAGTAGAAATAGCAGATGCTTGTGCAGATTTGAAATGGGTAATTGAAGGTTTGGAAATTACATTGAATCTTCCACAACAAGAAATTTGGAATGAAGTTGCTCGCAGCAACTTGGCAAAAATTAGTACCAATGGTAAAGTCCTAAAGCGTGAAGATGGCAAAGTGTTAAAACCTGAAGGTTGGACACCACCCAATATTAAATCAATTTTAAAATAATTATAAGGTAAAAAATGGAAGAATATCTAGGTATAAAGATAGATTTAGAAAAAGATAAGATGTTTGATGAGTTGGGATTAAAACGACTCAAAGAATCATATATGCGTGAAGATGAGGAATCTCCGCAACAACGATTTGCATATGTTTCATCGGCTTTTGGCACCAATAAGGAACACGCTCAACGTTTATATGATTATTCATCTAATCATTGGTTGTCATATTCTACACCAATTTTATCTTATGGTCGTTCCAAACGTGGATTACCAATCTCTTGTTTTCTTAATTACGTAGAAGATACAGCTGAAGGATTGGTTAACAACCTGTCGGAAACTAATTGGCTTAGCATGTTTGGTGGCGGTGTTGGTATCGGTTTCGGCATTCGTAGTGCAGATGACAAATCTACCGGAGTTATGCCACACCTTAAAATCTATGATGCATCTTCTCTTGCTTACAGACAAGGCCGGACTCGTAGAGGCAGTTATGCTGCTTATCTTGATATTTCCCATCCGGACCTTATTGCATTTTTAGAAATGAGAAAACCAACAGGTGATCCAAATGTGCGTTGTATGAACATGCACCACGGTATCAACATCACCGATGACTTCATGCAAATTATTGAAAACTGCATGATTGATCCTGAAGCTAATGATGATTGGGAATTAAAAGATCCACATTCTGGTGAAGTACGTGAAGTTGTTTCAGCAAAACACTTATGGCAACAAATACTTGAATTGCGTATGCATACAGGTGAACCATATATACACTTCATTGATACTAGTAATAGA